ACTCTTCGCTCTCGCTGCCTTGGTCGCCGCCGTCCTCGACGATCGTCACCGCGATGTCGCAGCGGTCGTTGGGATGCGCCGGGGGCGCGTCATCACCAGACTGGAACGTGTCGTCCATGTCGATTTCCCCCTGGTCCGCGTTGGCTTGGCAGATTTCGCAAGGGTCATCGCCCACCAGCCAGGACTTCTTCATCTTGGCCCCGTACTCCTTGGCGGCCTCGCGGTAGCCCGTCATGGCTCCGGCCATGCTGGCATCGGCTGCCTCGGTCCTTGCGATGGTCAGCGAACGGGCCAGCGAGAACGCATAGTCCTCGCTCAGCAGATCGCGCGTCTGGGCCGCTGAAAGGCCATCCTCGTACGCCTGGGCCAGCGTGCCGCGCAGCATCTCGCGCGTCGTGTCGTCGATCCGCATCGCGGCTCGTTTGGCCGGCACCAGGTTGCCGTCCTCGTCGTACCGCATCCCGACCATCTCGGCGGCGCGCCGGCGGGCGTGGTCGAGCGCCTTTTCGTCCACGGCGTCGAAGACCGCGGAGTCGTCATGCTGTTCCGGCGCCACGGCCTCCACGGCGGCCTCGGCCGCTGCCTTGCCGGCCTGGACCGCGATCCGGCCGAGATCGGGCTCGATCTCGATCAGCTTCTTGAGCGCGTCCAGGCTGATCTGCGACGTAGCGGTATTGGCCCGCGCACCAGCGCTGGCTGCATCCTTGCCGAGCTGGTCGCCGATCTCGTTCAGAACCTCGTTGCGGAGCGCCGTCAGGACACGGTGGACCTTGTCGGCGATCGCCTGGACCTCGGCATCTCGGGGCTGCCGCACCGGCGGCAGGCGATGCGCCGCCGCCTTGCTGAGCGGATCAGTACCGGAACCAGTCGTGGCGATGAAAGGGACGGGGCCGCCTTCGGCTGCCTCCATCTTCCGCATCGCGTCCGGCGAGATCGGAGTCGTGGTCTTGCCGCTCTTCAGCCATTCCTTAAACCGGGCCATGGTCCATTCGTGGACCGAGCCGATGAAGTGGTGCCCGGGGTGTGCCGGTCCGCGAGTGTCGGCGTTCCGGTACGCGGCGATGAAATCGTGCTGCGCCTCGGACCAGTGGTGGTAGCCGATGAATGTCTTGTGCTCGTCGAATGATCCATCTTCCTTCACCTGATCGATGATGAAGACGGTGGCGCTTTCGGGATCCGGTCCGAGAAAGACATCGACCGGCTCGCCGTCGGCGTCTTTCGTGTCCTCGATGTAGCCGTACTCGGTCGGCATCACGGCGCGCCAGCCGTCGTGCCGGCTTTCGCGAATCGAACCCTGGGCGTTCTCGATCGCGATCGGGAGGCCTTGGATCTCGATATGGCCCTTCTTGTAGTTGCCGGAGGCACGCTGGGCTTCGGTCGGGTCGCGGGCTGTTTCGGCCGCGGCCTCCTCGACCTCGGCGTGGGTTACCTTGGCGAGCCCGGAGTCGTCGTCGCCATACTCCGGCGACCCGAACAGCAGCATGCCGGGGAAGTTCGGCGGGACATCGTCCGGAACGTCGAGGGAAACCAGCATCCGCGGCGTGTCACCAAGCCAGCCGTCAAACGCGGCCATCTCGCGCCGCAGCTCATCGGACTCAAGCGCCAGCCAAACTCCAGTCGCATCCGCCTCTACCTTGATCTGACCGGGCTCCACCAGGATCATCGGCGCCATCTCGGGGCTGAGCATGAGGTCGACCGGCCACGACAGCAGCCCGGCCGTCACGATCATCGCGACCGTCACGGCGGGCCGCTCGACCAGGCCGATGCCATAGCGATCGGCCCACTCGCTCAGCTCGTAGACGCTGTAAAGTGGGCGCTCGACCGAGATGACCTCCGCGCCCGCCATCTTGCGGGTGGCGCCGCTGGGCCGCGTGCCGGGCTGGACCGGCTCCACGGCATCGTCACGGCCGGGCCGCGGCGGCTTCGGCAGCTTGCCGCCGGGAGGGGCATGCACGTCGTTCGCCGGAATCGGTCCACCCGGACACGGCGTCAGTGCGGCCCGCTCGTCCGGGTCAACCGGCACATAGCCGGCGGCGGTCAGGACCATCGGCTTGGAGAACGCGCCGCCGAGCGGGTCCTGGCCGATCGATTCCCGCCAGTCGTCCAGCGCGATCGCCCCCTTGGTCGCGGCCGTGCTCAGGATGACGGACTGCTTGATCGGGTCGAATTCGCGGTCCCCATCCCAGGCGATGCCCAGGTAGTCGATCCCGAAGCAATCCCGGATGATGCCGTTGACGAACCGACGCATCCATTGCGAGGTCGGCTGCAGGCCCTCGGCGGACGCCTGGGCCTGGTTGACCTGCGCGGTAGCGCGATTCTGCTCCTTGATGAACGGCCCCGGCGCAATCGACATCGCGTAGCAGATGACGCGCGCAAGCCACTCGTCGAAGGCGTCGGTCAGGACGTCCTTCGTGAACGGCTCGTACTTGGTCCCGGCCGGCACCCACCAGAGGCGGCGCCGCTGCTCGATGTTGCCGAGGAAGACCGAATCCCAGTACTGCTGGATTTCGGTGATCTGGGCATTCGAGAACCCGACCGGCGCCTCCATGATTCCGACCGGGACATCGCCGTGGGTGTAGAAGGCCATCTGCTCGCGCAGCCGGGCGATCGCCATCTCGGCATAGGCAAGGACTTGCTCGCATGGGCCGTACCCGTAGGCGTGGTCAGGACGCCAGTTCTTGATGCCGTAGATCAGGTCGCCAGCCGTGTAGGTGGCGTAGTCGGCCGCCGGAATCCCCTTCAGGACCTGCTGGAACGCGGGGTTAGGCGGCTTCGGCGGCCGGCCGTTCTCGTCGATCAGAACCGAGATGCTGGCGGCGTCAAGCTGCTCAAGCGCGTAGAGCTGGCCGCCACGGTTGCGCCGCTTGTAGAGCGCGACAGCGTCATAGACGAAGTGCTGGTCCAGCACGCCGCTCAACCACTGTGACCAATCGAGCCGTTTGTCCGGCGACTCGAAGAACTTGGTCAGCAGCCTGATGTCGTCGGCGTATTTCTTCTTGAGCGCGGGGCGTTCGGCGGGAGAGCCGAGCGGCACAATGTGCCAGTCCAGCGCGGTCATCTGATCAATGCGGGTCTGGATGCACTCCCGCAGGATCACGCAGTTCTGTGCCACCGCGCGGAGCCGCCCGAACGATACCGGCTCGTGGGAGCGCGGGATGTAGTTCAGGTTCCAGCCAACCGGGAAGTCGAACTGCCGCGACCGCGCGCTCTCCGGAGCGAATGGCCGCAGTGGCTGCAGCGGCGAGAACCAGGTCGACGGCGTGACACCGGAGATCGTGTACTGGACGGCCTGCGCGACACGGCGCAGCCATCCAGCCCGCGGCGCCGGGGCCGGCGGCGTCGTCAGGCGCCAGTTCTCGTTGGTGGGCCGGTTCCGCAGCAGCGCCGGATCGGAGGTGACGATCTGGCTCGCGGGCTGGCCATCGTTGATGCCGGCAGGCACCCGTCAGGACTCCAGCCGCACCGCGACCGCGGTCGGACGGCCGCGATGCTCGCCAACCGAAAAGGAGACCCTGGCGCCGTCAACCAGCAACCCGGGATCGAGGTCGCCCAGGGCGCGGCGGTGCAGGAAGAGGTCGCGCTCCGCCAGGACCGGGGTCTTCTGGTACGGCGTGATGAAGCCCCAGCCCCTCTCGTCGCTGAACCACTTGACAGTGCCGAGATAACGAACCGGGGCCAGCTGGACGGCAACGGCTTCAGACATGGACGCGATCCTTGATCAGCTTGACGGGATTGAAGCCGCGCAGCGACGCGAAGCCGCGGCGGAACATGTCGCGGCGCCGTTCCCGGCGCGGGGCCTCGAGGTGGGACTTCACGGCGAGCTCGTAGTCGATCGGGTGCAGGGTGATGGTGTCGGCGACGATGCCGGGAACCTGCTCGCCGATGCGGAAGACGCCGAGCAGATGGCCCTGGCACCACAGCGCCTGGACGCCTTGCGGGAGCTCGAAGGATTTCCGGATGGTGACGCCGTTGAACGTGCGCGGGGCGTAGCCGACCGGCTTGACGGGATGATCGAACATTGGCGCGGTCCCCTCAGGTCACCGCCAGGCTACGGGCCTGCGCCTGGTGCCAGTCCGCGGCCTGGTCATGGAGCCGCGCCAGCGCCTCGCCGTGCGCCAAGCTGATCATGCCCTCGCCGCTCCGGCATTTCCGCGCCTTGCGGCGATGCCGGGTCGCCTCGTCGGCGTGGAAGCTGGCGGCCTGCAGGTTGGTCAGCGCGGCGCCCTGATCCGGCGCCGGCGCGATGTTGGTGTCTCCCTTGGCGAGGCGATCGCGGGCGCGCAGCTCGTGCTTGGCCGCCTTGCGGAGATGCTTCGCCAGCTTGGTGGCAGTCCGCTCGACGGAGCTCTGGAACAGCGGGGCAGGCGTCATCGTGAAGTTGCCGCTCTCTCCGGCCATCTCGGTACTCCCCTGGTGCTGCTCAGTCGCCGGCAGGGGCGGGGACGTGATAGGTGAGCATGGTGCCGACTTCCTCGCGTCCCTGCGCTCGCATGGCCCCTCGAGCCGCGTCGTTGCTGACGTGTGTGGCGCTCGAGATCGTCGGTCGCTTCAGTTCACGGGCCTTCGCCTTGAGGGCGTCGAACATCTCGGTATGGATGCCCTGGTGGCGGTACTCCGGACTGACGTAGGCCAAGTTGATCCAGATCTCGTTCGCCCAGTTGGCGTCGGTCCAGGTCAGGACGCCGACGGGTTCGTCATCGACGAACGCCACAATGGCTTTGTGATCCCAGCAGACCGCCGTCGTCGCCAGCGTGCAGAGACCTTCGTGGAGCAACTCGGCCCAGCCGAACACCGCAAGGGGCAGCACCGGCGTGTTGGGCAGGCAGTTGAAGTGCTCGACACGAAGGCGTTCACGAAGGCTTTGTCGCATAGTCATTATGTCTTTCCTTGCGTTGATCGGCACGTCAGCTCGGGCGCCGGCATCCGGCCCGTTCCAGCGCCGGCACGAAGGCGACCGGCACCGTCAGCATGCCGGTGGCATCGGCCATGAAGCGCTGCGAGCCACCGGCGGGATCCGGCACGAAGTAGGCCGCGTATGGCCCCTTCGCGATCAGCCGCACGGTATCGGGCGGCGGCGGCGGATCGGTCGGGCGTGCCGGCAGGGCAGCCACCGGGTTCGTCGGCACTACGGACTCTTGCGGGATCGCGGGCACGGCCGGCGCCTGCGGTGGCTTCGGGGTGTGGGCGCGGTAGTATTCCAGCCACCCCGCGGCGTTCGGCCCCAGCATCAGGTCGGTGAGCCCCCAGACTGCAGCGTCGGCACGGTTTGGCGACCTGGCCCCGATGTAGCCCTGGTCGGTGAACTCGGTCAGCTCATCCTCGAGCTTCTCGAAGCGCCCGGCATGCGAGACCTGTTTGCGCTGGTAGAGGGTGGCAATCGGCTCCGCCCGCTGCGCCTTGCCGCGGCTCGCCGTCACGGCCTTGAACGGCACGCTGGCGTCGACGGTCTGGATCACATACTCGACCATCGCACCGCCGAAATTCGTCTCGCCCACGATCGCGTCGGCTTGCCAGTGATGATACGCCGCGACCGCTGCACTGCCCCATTGATTGGGGCCGCCGAGCAGCGAGCAGTCGTCCAGCACGTAGCCGCGGCCGTCCATCCCGAGCCCCGCAACCATGATCCCGATCTCGTCGTGCGCGCTGTCGAGTTCGTTCTTGGCGCCCGATGGGTCGACCGCCACGACGACTCGCTGCATCCGGGGTAGCCGGGACGGCTCGACGCGGGTCTCCTCGAGAAGCTTCCAGGTCCACAGCGCCGACTCGGTCTCGTCGCCGTAGACGCCGTCGCGGAACCGTCGCCGCGCCCGATCCGGCATGTCGTCGAGCGATTGCAGGTAAGCCGGGTCGAGGTGCTCGGCGTTGTCGGCCGGCTTCGAGAACAGCCAGCGGTACTGGTCGGGGTTCGCGAGCGGCTTCTTGCTGACCGGGTCGCGGTGCTCACCGAACAGGATGTTGGTCCAGTGGCCCTTGCCCGGCGGGTTGAGGTCGTAGAACGCCTTTTGCTGAAGCGCCAAGCTGGTATCCGGGTTCTTCGCCGTCTGAGCAAGGCGGGTCAGGGCGGTCAGCACCGACGAGTACGGGATCTGCGAGCATTCGTTCAGGAGAATGGTCGCGTATTCGTTGCCGAGGATCTTGTCGACCCGCTCCTTGTCGTCGAGGCCGCCAAGCCAGAGTTCGGAGTCATTCGGCAGGCTGAAGAAGCGATCCGCGGAATGCGGCACGATCCGCAGGTCCGGGAAGAACGTCCGCGCTACGAACGGCAGGGTCTGAAGCCCGATCGAGGGCCAGACCGCCGCGGCATGGAGGCGCATGATGGCATGCCGGGACGGCGCCTGCAGCCCGCGCAGGATGATGGTCCGGACGATGGCGACCGTCTTGCCACTGCGCGACCCGCCGGGCAGGCAGATGTGCCGGGCCTCGCTGTTCAGCAGCTCGGTCATCTCGACCTGCCGGGGCGTCAGCAGATCGGGGCGGCCGTTGAGGATGACGTCCTTGGAGGCCGCCTTGCTCCGCGTGGCCTTCCGTTTGGTCGGCACAGCAGATCAGGACGTTGGTTCGCCATTGACCTGCACGGCCCGGCGCGCCGCCGCGCGGGTCCGCCGCGAGAACCGCGCCGCATCGAGCCGCAACAGCAGGCCGGTGAAGCGCCGCAGCACCGCCGCGAGACGGCCCGGCGCCCGAGCCTCGCCCTGGTCCACGGCGCGCTGGGTCGCGACCACGGTGGTGTCCAGGGTCGGATCGGCGGCGATCAGGGCGTCGAGCGCGGTCCGCGTCATCGTGATCGTTACGGCCTTGCCGCGGCTCTCCGGCAGCTCGTGGAGAAGCGTGATGGCGCGCGCCGCGGTGCGGGCATCATGGTCCGCGAAGGCGATCACGGCCGCGGAGCCGAGATAGATCGGCAGCCAGCCGCGCTCATCGAGCAGCTTCTCAGCCAGCGTGTTCTGCATCGGGTTCTGTTTCGTTGATGGGGTCTGGTGGTTCGGGCAGGCTGGCCTGCGGCCGGTCCGGCCCGCCGATCTGGACGATGAAGCGCGTCCCGTCGGGGAGCTCGTGTTCCAGCTTCTCGGTCAACTTCCATCCGCACTTGACGCGGAGGAAGAAGAGGATCGCCCGGAGATTCCCCTTCCGGATGTGCTGTGCCAGCCGAAGTTCCGCGACGCCCTGAAGCCACATCGGGTCCGTCGCCAGCTCGGCCTTGTAGTGCTTCCGCAGGGTCTTGAGATCGATCCTAAGGTAGCGGGCAATCTCGTTGTGCGTGTGCTCCAGCGCGGCCAGAGCCGTCACGGCCGCCTTGTTTTCCCGCGTCGGAACATGCTCGGGCCGCCCCACGTGGCCCCGTGCGGCCATCGCCATACCCCTTCGTGTTGGCTACCCGAACAGACCGGCCGCCTTCTCCTCCGGCACCGACCCCGGTGATGGGCGGGCATCCCTGGCGACAGGCTTGGCTATGTCTGGCGGGCTGATCCGAGCCCCGGCCCTCACGCGCGATAACGCCGGTTTAGCGCGTGTTACGCGGACCCGCCACAATCCGCTCGGGACGCAGCTTCAGAGCATGGTCAATCACTACTGCATAAGATTCGCGCCTGTCAAGCACTTTCTTGTGCTCCCGGCCTCCGAGGCCGGTTTCCGGGGAGCGACGAGCGCCGCGACGACGGCGCCACTCGGGTCCGAGGTCAGCCCAGTATGAACTGCAATGTTCGAACCGCCCGGCCGCCGCACCACTAGGTCTGCCGATACTGCTTAGGCGCGGACATTGTTCCGGCCCAGGCGGCCATGCCCATAAACCGGGGGAATTACTCCGACATCCCGCCCGGCGCCGGCGGGTCGTAGAAGTCGGCGAGCCGGTCCAGCGCAGCGACCAGGATGCCGAGCGCGACACGCTCGTCGATCTCGGTGCTGCCATCCTTGCGGCGGCGGCCAAGGTGATGGCGGCGCGCGAACGACTTGACGTCGCGATGCAGCGGGTCCGGCCAGCCCAGGATGACGTGCGCCATCGCCGTGACGCCGAGCTTCCCGACCGCGGCGCAGGCGGCTTTCCAGCGGCTGAGCCGGATCAGCACCGTCTCGGAGCAATACATTCCGTCGGCGCCGGGGGCGCCGACTGCCATGCCGATCCGCTCGACCGTCGACCCGATGCTGACCTGGCTGCGCTCGTAGTCGTCGAGCCATCGCCGGGCAGCGCGGCTGTGCCGGCGGGTGATGTAGCGGGAACGCTGCAGATCATGCAGCGGATCGGTGGCCCTGGATGCCGCGATCTTGCGTGCGGTCCGGCGGTGCGGGTCGGTGTCGCTGGGGTCGCGCCATTCCGCCGGTACGGCGCTGGGCTCCCGCAGCACGGTCCCGTCGGCGTTCCGGATCTCCTGTCGCCGGATCGCGGGGCCGAGGTCCTGGGCATCGACGAGATCACCACGGGAGCTGGCGCGGATCCGGATCAGCGTCTCGGTCGCGACCTTGCGGTCCGCGGCATGGATCGGCTGCAGAGCTGCGGCGAGCATGTGCGGGACTTCGGCGCGGAGCCGATCGAGGCGCTTACAGGCGCATTCGCCGGGGCCGGGGTCCGGCGGCACCAGCGGCTCGCCGGCATAGGGCCATGGTTTCCGGCGACGCCTGCCATCGGCGCGGGGGGAAGCGGCATCGGCGGTCAATCGGCCCTCTCGACATC